TGGGCAAGATGTCGCCCGGTTTTCGGCTAATTTTTGAGATTTATATAGGGGGTGGGGTAAATCTGTCTAGCGTATACTTGCAGGGGTAAAGTGAACACTATATGATGTCAACCCAATACACGAACATTCTCACGAGACAGCAAATGGCGAAATCGGCACTCTTACCATCTCAACTGAAACTTTTATTTACGCTACCTCAACTCTCAGCCGCGTATGGCGTCCATGCGACCACGGTTAGAAAAATGATCGGTAATATTAAACCGGCGCAAAGTAGTAACCGGGCGCAAGTATGGTTGCTGGGCGACATCACCACGCTAAATGATGTGCGTAAACCATACATCCCGCCTGAGCCAGATGAGGAGGTGATTGAGACTGATCCTGATAAAATGAAACCCGCAGACCGGCGAGTGCATTACCAGGCCGAAGATTTAAAAGAGGCATCGGAACTAAAGCGCCGTAAAAACGATCTCGAATCTGGCGCGGTGATAGCTGCTGTTGATGTCGAACGAGCGTTGGCAGAAGCATTTAAAGTCGTGGCACTACTGCTCGACACCTTACCTGACATTATCGAGCGCGATGGCATTCTCGCCCCCAGTGATATTCCGCCAATTATCGATTTGCTTGATGGAGCACGGGAGCAACTGGCCAACGATTTATCCAAGCTCTCGGACGAGGTCGGGCGGCTCAATGAAGAGGGCGACTACTGATGATAGATAAATGGAACAAGCGGTTTTTGGATATGGCGGCACTCGTTGCCACTTGGAGCAAAGACCCGGCAACACAAGTTGGCGCAGTGATCGTAGATGCGCAATCGCGAATAATCTCAACCGGATTCAACGGGCTGGCGCAAAACGTCCACGACCTACCGTCACGCTACGAAAATAAACATGTTAAACATCAAATAATATTGCACGCCGAGAGCAACGCCATACTGTTTGCCCGACAATCTTTAACGGGCTGCACCATTTATACGGCACCGTTGGCAACTTGTGCCCATTGCGCGTCCCAAATTATACAAACGGGCATCGCTCGGGTGGTTTGCCGCAAAGATAAGGTTAGCGAAAAGTGGGAACAATCTGCTATTTTGGCAAGACAGATGTATGAAGAAGCTGGCGTTATTTTTGAGGAATTGGAGGTTAGAGATTAGAGATGGAGTCAATTGTGATTATTGCGGTGTCGATAGTTCTTGGGTTTCAAGGGTTCGCTAGATATGATTTTAAAAATGAAAGTTGCGAGCTTCACATAGTCTCAATGCGATCTGTAACGGACGCGACAATCAATGTGACTGACTGCAACCTGGTCGCCGGTGCTGCTAAAACAGACAGCACGACCGCTGCGAGCCAAATCAAATGATCGACGATAGCGGCACAGGCGCTTGCCCGTATAATCTAATCTCCGATCTAGGCGAGGTGTTTCGGCCACCTAGACGAATACCGGTTAAAGATGCTGCGGAAGAAGTCGTGGTAGTATCGACAGGAGGGTATAGCGGTAAGTGGGACTCCAAGCAAACGCCCTATATGGTCGAACCCATGAACCTTATAAGTAGTCGCAGCGTGAACTCGATTGTTTTCGCTGGGCCTGCCCGAAGCGGAAAAACACTAGCTCTTTTAGACTGCGGGATTGGGTATGCGATTAGCTGCGACCCGTCCGACATGCTCGTCGTACACATGACAGAGGAAGCCGCTCGCAAATATTCAAGATTGCGCATAAAGCGCATGTTAAACCATAGCCCGGTATTGGCTGCAAAAATGTCACCTCACAAACATGACGACAACATCTTCGGTAAATATTTCCGCAACGGGGCAGCTCTTCTTTTGGCCTGGCCATCGCCGACACAGCTATCCGCACAAGACTATAAATACGTTTTCCTATCTGACTATGACCGTATGCCCGATGATTGCGGCGAAGGTGATGTTTACTCGCTTGCGATGAAGCGGACGCAAACATTTATGTCTGGCGGAGTGTGTGTTGCGGAGTCATCACCTGGTCGTGACTTTACCGATGCAAGCTGGAAGCCTGAAACACCTCATCAAGCACCACCTGTAGGTGGGATACTCGGTCTTTATAACACAGGTGATCGTAGAATTTGGCATTGGACATGCCCTGAGTGCGCAGGTGAAATTCCGATAATGCCTGGGTTGGACTTATTCAACCTACCTGAGCAATCGGAACTCATACACGCTATCCGAAAAGATGGCGCAAAGGCTACCGCCGAGAAGTACGACCGAATCGTTTGTCCTTGCTGCGGCTCCGAGTTGGAATACAACACGAAGACCGAGATGAACCTGAACGGCTATTGGAAGTTGGAAAACGATCAACCGAACTCAATTGCATCGTTCTGGCTTGGCGGCATCGCGGCCAAATATCAAACCTGGCAGTCACTTTTGGAGAAGGAGTTTAGTGCCCTCTATCATTACGCGACAACAGGTGAACAGGAAAAACTAAAAGGTACAAGGAACACTGATCAGGGTATCCCGTATATCCCCGTGAGTGCGTCTGAGAAAATGAGTGCCCATGAGTTGCAATCTCGAGCGGAGGAGCTTGAGATTAGGGTTGTGCCGAAGGGTGTTCGCGCTTTGTTCGGCTCGGTCGATGTGCAAGCGCATAAGTTCGTTTGCCAGGTACAAGGGATTGGTATTGGCCGAGAGTCGTGGATCATCGACCGCTTCGACATAGCAATATCTGAGCGAGAGGCGCATGGGGAGAAGGCGATATTAGACCCAGCAGGATACAAGGAAGATTGGGATGCGCTTCTCGAACGAATGATTCTAAAGCGGTATAAGCTGGATGATACCCAAAATAGAACTATGGGTATCATTATGACTACATGCGATTCAGGCGGGAAAGAGGGCGTTACCGAAAACGCCTATCATTTTTGGAAAAAGGTCAAAGGGTTGAATCTTCACGATAGGTTCAACCTGGTAAAGGGTGAGCGACCCAAGCCGACAGCGAATAAGCCGATGATCTCGCAAACCACGCCTGATAAAACATCAACGGCAGCGAGAGTCGCCAAAGTAACAGGTGAGCTGCCGCTCTGGCTATTGAATACAACAATGTTAAAGGACGCTGTTGCAGCAAATCTTCGTCGGACTGACCCTGGTGACGACTATGTGCATTTTCCGAATTGGTTGGAGGAGTGGTTTTATGCTGAAGTTGTCGCAGAAACACGAACAGAGAAGGGGTGGGAGAACCTTGCCCGAGCTAAAAATGAGGCTTTTGACCTAATGTGCTATGCAAAAGCAGGGTATTTGATTAAACTCGACAGTTATTGGCGAAAAGACATTGACTGGGATGCGCCTCCCCCTTGGAGTGCAGAATGGGATGTTAATTCTGAAGTCAGCTATATCGATAGTGCTCCGGTTAAAACCGTACCACGAGCAAGGCGAACAATGCGAGTGAGAAGATAAATGGCATACACTCAAGCGGATCTTGACAAAATCGACAGTGCGATAAAGACTGGTGTTCGCCGAGTCCGCCTGAATGGGCGTGAACAAGAGTTTCACAGCGCAGGCGACCTTCTGAAGTTGCGCGAGCATGTGCAGAACGAATTGTCCAGGACAACGAGCATCACACCTCGCCCTAGGGCGTATCGATCCAGAACAGCCAAGGGCTTATAATGGGTAAGAGAAGTCGCTCACGAAGACGTACAACTACTAAAGTGCAACATACTCGTGCGCTATCTGCACCGACGCCCGCAACACAGCAAGCCTACGAGGCAGCAGGCGTCGGTCGTAGACTTGGTAAATGGGATGCGCCTGATCTTTCTCCACGCGAGGCTGCGACACTTGAACTGCAGATACTTCGACGGAGAACCCGCGCAGGGGTTAGGAATAATCCTTGGATAGCTCGCTCAAACAATGTTGCTGTCTCCAACGAGATTGGTACAGGAATCACCCCTCGACCAGCAGGCCCGGACAAAGACTTTAACGGCGCACTACTGGAATTATGGCACGACTATGTCGATCACTGCGATAGCGATGGGCTACTGAGCGTCTACGCAATGCAGGCCGCAGCTGTTTCAACAAGACGAGTCTCCGGTGAAGCGTTTATCATAATTCGCCGTAATCGTGCAGCACGCAACTCCCCTGTGCCTCTCCAGTTCCAATTGGTAGAGGCAGACCTTTGCCCTGTCGATCTCACCATCATCAAGTCGACAGGCAATAGCATTATCACTGGTGTCGAAATCACACCGGGCGGGAGGGTCGTCGCGTATTGGTTTTATAAAAGTCACCCTGCAGACGGCTTCGGTGCAAACCTCGCCAATCTTGTTCGAATTAAATCTACAGATGTCATCCATCATTTCATACCGACAAGACATGGTGCATTGCGCGGAGTCCCCGCTGGCGTACAGTCGATTGTTCGAGCGTATACTTTCGACAAATACGAAGACGCCGAGTTGGTGCGAAAAGAGAGTCGTGCGAGTTTCACTGGCGTAATCAGGCGACCTGACTACGGCGCAGTTGATTATAAGTTCGATCCTATCTCAGGAGTACCGATTACCACTGACGGCGATGGTGTGCCGATGATCGAGATGGAGACTGGTACATTCCCAAGCCTACTCCCAGGTGAAGATGTCAGTTTATTCGACGGCGATGACGCTGGACGTGGCTACGCTGATTTCCAGCGATGGCAGATGTATGGGGTGTGTGCCGGAGAAGGTACACCCTATCAGCTTGTAACTGGTGATTACACTGGAATAAACGACCGTTTGTGGCGGGCGATAATGAATCAGTACCATCGGGAAATAGAGCAGACACAAGACCTCTATATAATTCCGCAAGTTTGTCGTAGAATGTGGATTGAATTTGTTGACCGGGCGGTGATGTCCGGTGCAGTGGATGCCCCAAACGATTTTGCGCAAGCGAGAACTAAATACATACGGGCAAAACATCGAGCCCCGGCCTTCAAGCACATTCACCCGACACAAGATGTGCAGGCCACAGTGCTAGAGATTGACAACAAGCTCATTTCTCGCCAAAAGGCAATTGATGAGCGCAGAGGCGAGGTTGCAGAAGAGGTTGATGAGCAGAGGGCTGAGGACGCCAAACGCGAATCGGCTTTGGGGCTGGATCAACTACTCCCATCAGATCAAAATAAAGGTAAGTGAAAATGAGTAATCCGTTGAAAATGGTTAGTCGACTGTTTAAAAAGAACCCCTCGAGCGTTATGCTTGCTGAGCTTCATTCCAAAATGGCAGAGCCATTGTTCATGCACCCTCATTTAGGGAAGATGATTATTCGCTCATACATTGATGCCGCCAGCATGATCCCAATTGATGCTGTTGAAAGAGGTGCGCCGCGAGCACATAGCGGGGTCGCTGTCATCGATATATCCGGTGCGCTTATTGCGCACGAAATGAGTGTTCCATGTGGAACAGCCCCAGTATCCTATGAAGGTTTGCGGCAAGAAATGCAGCTCCTGCTCGATGACCCCAGTGTAACAACGATCATTGGTCGCTTTGACACCCCAGGTGGAATGGCCGCTCAAAACATGGATTTGGCTGATTTTATTTATTCCAGTCGAGGTATGGGTACGCGAATGATCGCCATGATTGATGATATGGCATATTCTGCAGGCTTCTCGATTGCATCCGCGTTTGACGAAATATGGGTCACACGAACATCTGGCGTAGGATCGGTCGGAGTGGTCAGCTATCACGACGACTACAGCGTTGCAGATAAGAAATCAGGCGTCGAAACAACATATATTTACGCAGGTGAAAAGAAGATTGACGGGAACCCAGGCGAACAGTTGAGCATCGGCGCGAAAGCCGACCGTCAGAAAGAGGTCAATCGCCTGTATAATTTGTTTGTGGCAACCGTAGCAAGAAATCTCAACATCTCCCCTGCAGTAGTAATTGCCACGCAAGCAGGTACATTCCACGGGGAAGAGGCTGTCGAAGCGGGTTTTGCGCATAAAGTTGGTACATTTAGTGATTTACTCGTATCATTGAGCGATGAACCTGCGGGTGACACGACGAGTCTTGAAGCGAAAGCTGATCTTGAAGCGAAAGCTGATCTTGAAGCGAAAGCTGATCTTGAAGCGAAAGCCGATCTTGAAGCGAAAGCCGATCTTGAAGCGAAAGCCGATCTTGAAGCGAAAGCTGATCTTGAAGCGAAAGCTGATCTTGAAGCGAAAGCTGATCTTGAAGCGAAAGCTGATCTTGAAGCGAAAGCTGATCTTGAAGCGGTAAGAGTATCGACGATTAAAGCGTTATGTGCATCAGCGGATAGAATGAGTGCGGCTGACCACTTCATCAGCGCAAACATGGAGGTTGAAAGTGTCAGCGACCACCTTCTTGCGCTAACAAGTACCCCCGATGTTCGATTGGGAGGGGATGCGGATGTGACCGATCTTTTACCCGCGAATAGTGATGACACATGGGCAAAAGCGTTGCGAGACGCCAATCCCCAGCAAACCAAGTAACTTAAATTTTAGGAGCGTTAAATGACTAAATTAACACAAGGTAAAACAGCAGGCGAGTTTATCGTTTCCGAGCTACCTGCTGGCTCGACTGGCGTGAGCCCGTGTCGGGATACAATCACCATTCTGAGTGGCCAGGATCTTGTTGCCGGTTCTGTCCTCGGTAAGGTTACTGCATCTGGTAAATATGCAATTTACAACAATGGCGCAGCAGATGGCACCGAAGTTGCCGCCGGGTTGCTGTTTGCCGCTGTCGATGCCTCTGGTGCAGACGCACCTGGAGTTGGCCTGATTCGCGCCACAGTCGAGTACAACTTGACCGAAGTGACGTGGAATACCGGTGCGCTCCAAGCGGAAATCGATGCTGGTGTTGCCGACCTTCTCGCAATTGGAATTATCGCCCGATAACATCGGGGCCGTGTAAATTTTAAATTCGCCTGGAGGCGTACATATGTCAATTTTAGATATTTTTAACAACGATGCGTTCTCTAATGTGAGTATGCTGAAAACTGTCGATTCAATGGAGTTCAAGCCATCGCTGCTTGGCTCAATGGGTGTCTTTACACCTAACCCGATTCGAACAGAGGCCGTTGCAATCGAGTCGCGCAACAACGTGCTGAATCTTGTAAAAACCTCGCAGCGAGGCTCACCACTGGAGCAGCGTTCCAACGATAATCGCACCATCCGTGATTTCCGCACAACCCGCATTGCAAAGGGCGACCGCATCTTGGCATCTGAGCTTTCCTTTTTGCGCGACCACGGCGAGACAGAGCAAGTCGTTCAGTTGCAGCAAGAAATTGCTCGACGAATGAATGGCCCTGGTGGTCTGATGGATGACATCGACTACACGATGGAAAATATGCGGCTGGGCGCCATTCAAGGTAAGGTGCTTGATTCGGACGCCACGGTTATCTATGACTGGTTCTCCGAGTTCAACATTACACAAGCGGCTGAGATCGCATTTAACCTGGCAGGCGCAGCAGAGGGTGATCTGCGAACCAAATGCACTCAGGTTGCGCGAGCAATGAAACGCACCTCTGGTGGCACCTGGACACCTTCAACCCGCGTCCACGCCTTGTGTGGTGACACGTTCTGGGACGAGCTTGTTCATCTCAAAGAGCTTCGTGAGATTTACCGCAACCGATCCGACTCACAATACGTCCAAGGCGGTGGAGCATATGAGTCTATCAGCTATGGTGGCATTCTCTGGGAAAATTATCAGGGGTCTGACGACGGAACTACTGTCGGCATTCACACTGATAAAGTTAAATTTTTCCCGGTCAATGCTCCTGGTGCATTCCTTGAGGTCTTCGCTCCTGGTGAACAGTTCACTCAGCTGGGTCAATTGGGCCAGATTGCGTATCCCATTATTGTTCGGGATCGTGACCGTGACAGTTATGTCGACATTGAAACATACAGTTACCCGCTGCATGTTTGCACTCGGCCTGGGATGCTGCAGAGCGGGAAACGACAAGCATAATCACATGAGTCTACCGGGGAGGGAGGTGTGAGCCTCCCTTTTCTGTTTTACAGAAGCGTTTTTCACAAACATAGGGTTCGCACTTGACCATGGCCAATCTAGTAGAAACTGTGGCGGAACAAACCTTTAAGCGTCACCCGTGGCTATTCCTTTTCATAATACTAAGCGGCGGAGGGCTACTGGGCTATTCGTATCAGGTGTTTGCTGAAAAAGTCGATGTCGATGCGAGGTTCCAGAAGGTTGAACAATCAATTAAGCGGATTGATCTGAAGATTGACGTGTGGGCGATGGAGCAACGACTACATGATGTCGAATCGGAAATATTTCAGCTTGAGCGACTTGAGAGCCAGAACAAAGCAACTCCCCGTGATCTAATGCGGCTCGACATGATGAAAATTGAGCGCGGGAAAGCTACTCGAATGTTAACTCTTCGAGCGGGGAATTTACGCTAGTATGATTAAGATCGCACAATACAAGGGTCGAAGTCTCACCTCGAAGATTATCAGGTTTGCAACGCGTGGCGAATATAGTCACACAGCAATCATATTGACTGATGGTGTGGTTGTCGAGGCTTGGCAAGGGTGCAACTCCGTTCGTGTTGTTCTTGACCTGAGCGATGGCCATAAAGCAGGCACCGAGGTCGATATTTATAGTGTCCCGTTCACACGCGAGCAGGAGGATGTGTTCGTCGAGTACATCGGCTCGCAGATCGGGAGTAAATACGACTACTGGGGACTGCTCGCGTTTTTCGCAAATAAAGCCAAGTGGGATAGAGCGGATAAGAATTTTTGCTCAGAGTTATTTTACAACGGCTGCATAAAGGTTGGATTTCGCCTGTTCGCCCCGGATGTGCTCGGCTGGCAAGTCAGCCCGTCCATGTTAACCCGGACTCCCGAATTTACATTGATCGATAAAATAATCACCCATTAGCGGTGACAAAATTGAGGTGTCGCATGTCAGATGTATTTGTTTATTTAGAGAAAAAAGAAGGGAGTGAAATCTTCCGATGCCGTGGCGCGATAAGTGCTTCCGAAGGTATTAAGTCTTTCGGGAAGAAAATGCTTCTTAGCGGCCTGAAGAGTTTCACTAGCCCGACACACTTAGGTCGGGAAGTAGAGCGCCATCTCGATAAGGATGGTAAAACTAACACTTATGTAGCTTTGGAGGTGTAACGTGGCTGGATTTAGACCGGACGAAGGCGAAACTGTTAGCTTAGCAATTCTATTAAAGCGCCTCCTTACAGACAGAGATGCGGATTTAGAACTGGGCGTATTCACAAATGCGGCTCCAGGTGAAACTATCACTGAAGCTACACTTACTGAGCCTGCTACAGGCGGGTATGCGCGTATAACACTGACTGACGCTAGCTGGACTGAGAGCCCTCAATCGCAGTTCAATTACGCGCAGCAGACATTCACACCTTCTGGCGCCAACTGGACAGGTATACAAGGGTATTTTATCGCCACTAAAGCGGCAGGAGGTGTTCAGCGCATCCTTGCTATAGAAGTGGATACAAATGGCCCAATCACTGTGAACGACGGTAATGATTACAAGATCACACCGCAAATCACAGCCACTTAATTAGTGTATGCCTGGTTACGGCAAGGTTATTACTAAAAACGGATAATTAAATGACAAGCGCAGCAATCATTATGGTAGTTGCGCTGCTCTCGGGGTTTGCTCGATATGAGTACAAGACACCCGAGTGCGAGGTCACGATTACATCAGTCAGGGTCATGCGATCTGCTGAGCTGACTATAGACAACAACTGTAAAGTGACAGCTGGCGTAGCTGGCATGAGCAGGGCTAAATAAGGGTGATTAAATGAGCATATTGAGTAACGAGCTAGCACTACCAGCGTACAGCGGGTTGAGCGATGTGGACGCAGCAGCACTACTGAACGATCCAGTGCTTGCAATATTACAACCAATCCAGTGCTACAGTATTCGAAGATACATGCTGCTGGTTGGCCAGTGGCTTGATCTAAAAAGATCCACCAGTGATGCAGCAGAGATAGCGCGTGACGCGCTGGAGGAGTTTGACCAGTTTGATATTACTGATCCTACGGTGCTAGCTGTATTGGGCAATATACTGGATGGTCTGGTAGATGATGCCGCACTGTCTAATTTTGATGCAACAAACAAAGCAACGATATTAGCGATGGGCGATACGACTGAGAGCCGCGCTCAAGAGCTAGGCATTCGTGCCGTCAAACCTGGTCACGTACAACAAGCGAGGGCTATCTAGTGGCTACAAGTACAGCATATATCCTGCCTGAAGCGGCAATAGAGTGGAAAAGTTCTGGCGG